CGTCGAAGAATTCCAGACGTGGGGGCCGCTCGACGAAGAAGGGCAGCCCATCAAAGCCCGCGCGGGCGAAACCTACCGCGCCTTTAAAGCCATGCTCACCACCGGCATTGAAGAAAGCCACCCCGCCGTGGCCGAACTGCGCGAATTCTTACCGGACGGTACCGACATCACCAACGCCCTGCAGGGCATGGGCTACAGCATCGACGGCCGCGAACTGATCGCCAGCGACTACAGCACAGAGCCAGGCAGCGGCGTCGGCATCGCCACCACGCGCAAGCGGTACATCATGGTCGGCCGTAAAGACGGCCAGCCAGTACAGTGGCCAGAAAAACAACACGGGCCCGGTTTAAAACCCGTTGCCCGCGCAGCCGACTGCATCGACTGGACAATACCCGCGCCGTCGATTTTTACCCGTGATACACCACTGGTACCCAACACCCTGAAACGAATATGCCGGGGCTTTCAGAAATTCGTCATTGAAGAAACGCCATACACACCACCGGCCGCGATCATAGGATCACCCGCCGCAGCCGCGGTACCCGTTGCGTTTCTGGTAAAAAACTTCGGCGGAAATTACACCGGCGCAGGCATCAGCCTGCACGAACCGCTGCACACCATTACAACGCAAGACCATCACGCCATCGTCGTCGCCTGGCTGCTCAAATATTACGGCACCAATACCGGCACCAGCCTGCACGACGCCATGCAAACCATTACCACCCGCGACCGCTTCGGCCTGGTACTCGCAAAACTAGACAGCGAAACCTATCAGCTGCTCGACATCGGGTACCGAATGCTGCAGCCGCACGAACTCTACAAAGCCCAAGGCTTTCCGGCGTGGTACATCAACGACCGCACCGCAGACGGGAAAATACTCAGCAAATCGGCACAAGTGCGCATGGTTGGCAACAGCGTACCGCCGGGCATGATTGCCGCCGTAATTTGTGCCAACCGGCAAGCCGTTGAAAAAGTCAAAGAAACAGAGGCCGCCGCATGACCATCGGATTCCGCGCGGGCCGCGCCGTCGAACTCTCCGCACTGGGCAAAGTACTGCGCACCATCAGCCTGAACCCGCCCAAAGCCGGGCCAGAATACGCACTTGTGGGCGCGAAAAAACCACGCGAAGTATCACCGTGGGAACAAGAAGCCGCCTACCACTGCAGCCACTACGGCGAATTCTCCCGGCCATTGCTCGCTGACTGGAAACACACCCTACAAAAAACCAAACAGCGCGCCGTGGCCGCCGCCAACAACCGATTAAAAGACATGCGCCGCATGTTCAAAATCGGCGATTTTGTCGTACACAACTTCGACGACCAGGTGCTGCAAGACTACGCAGAAACAAAAGCCCGCGTCTGCATCAAAAAAATGCGGGGATGGCCAGCCAGCAACAGCCTAGAAACCGCCGTCGAAAACATCCTCGACGTCGTAACACACCACCGATTCGACGAAACCGACCGTCTCGCCAAATACCTCAACGACCTCAAAGACCGCCGCGCCTACGAAAAGAATCCGGCCGCCATGGCCTACGAAGAAACCGGCGAACTGCGCGCCGAATTCGAGAAACTACTGAACGACATAGAAAGCGCCGAAAAGAAAATACCCGGCATACTCAAGCGCCTACAAGATCAAGACTGGTGGCGTCGTCGCCTGCGCCGAATGCAAAACCAGCGCATAGAACATATCAGCCGCAACCTGCACCAGATCGTCACAACGCGCAGCGCCTACTGCAGCGAAATCGGCAAACGCGAATGGCAGCGCCGCCAGGCCGCAAACCGCGACATGCTCGAGCACACCCTCATGGAAAACGACGACGGCGAACTTTACACACTCGCCGACCTGTCAGAAACCAGCGTCGCCAACCCAGAAATCCGCCGCACAGAGTTAATGGTGCGCATCGCAGGCCTCGAAGAATACGCCCGTAAACTTGGTTACGTCGGCTACTTCTTCACCATCACCTGCCCAAGTAAATACCACGCGGGCCTTAAATCATTCGGCCAGCGCAACCCAAAATTTAAAGGTTACAGCCAGCGCCAATCACAAGACTACCTGTGCAAACTCTGGGCGAAATTCCGCAGCCACGCGAAGCGCATCACAAAATACAAACTCGAAGAATGGGAATTTTTCGGCATCCGTGTCGCAGAGCCACACCACGACGGCACGCCACACTGGCACCTCATGCTGTTTATCAACCCGTGCCACGCCGACGACGTAATAAACAGCCTGCGCCACTACGCCACCGAAGAAGACCGCCACGAACTGCGCACCAAATGCGAAAAAACCAGCAAACGAAAAGAGCGCGCGCGCTTTGACGTTAAAAAGATAAAAGACGGCATCAACCCAAAAACCGGCAAAGAATACTCAGCCGCCGGATACATCGCCAAATACATCGCCAAAAACATCGACGGCGAATACGTCGACGTCGACAACTACGGGCAAGACGCAAAAACCGCCGCCAAAGCCATCACCGCATGGGCCAGCCGCAACAGCATCAGGCAATTTCAGCAAATCGGCGGGCCATCCGTCACCGTCTGGCGAGAACTGCGCCGCCTGGCCCGCAAGCCAGAAGACCTATGGACAGACGAAGAACTGGCCCTGCGCCCGTTCGTCATGCAGCTCGAAGCCGAAGCGCAGGAGAGCGCCAGCCACGCATGGGCCATTTACTGCGAATACTACGACGAACACGGCATCAGCCTGCACAAAGTCATGCGCACCATTGAACGCACCGTGACCTACCTCGACGACCTGACCGGATACCAATACACCGCCGACGAAAAACAACTGGCATTAAACGCCTACGGCGAACCCGGTGAAGAAATCTTCGGCGTGGTGCAAGGCAACGTCATTGTCTGCAGCCGGTTCCGTACATGGCGAAAAGTCGACGCCAGCCGGGAGAAAGCCGCCGAAGTCAGAGCGCAGCGAAAAGCCGAACGCGCGGAACGGATAGAAGCAAGGGCGACAGCCCGCGCAGCCGCGCAAGCGGAGAGCGCCGAAGGCGCGGCTTGGACTGGTGTGAATAACTGTACTGATCAGAAAAAACCGCCGCCGCCCATCCCAATACTCGACGAAAAACAGCGGCGAAAAGCGTGGGCCGAACACGCCCAAACGATCAGACAGCAACTTTCACAACTACAAATGGCGATTTAACCGAAGCGAAAAGAGAGAGGAGGGCAGATTTTGGATCAAAAACCAACAGCACGGCAGCAACAGCTGCAGAAACTGGCCGAACGTATCGCCCGGTACCCAGCGATCGATCGCGGCGCCTGGCTGGCCAACAAGCCCGCACAGTTTGCCGACATCATGCGCGGCCTGATCGCCAAAGCGCAGCGCCGCCAGGCCGATGAATGGGCCAAAAAAGTCGCCGCATTCGAACCGCATGTGCGCGCACTGTACTGCCGCGTACTCGCAAGAGACGAACCAGCAAGAGCCCGCCAGCTCCTGCACCTGATCGACCTATACCGGTTCGCCGCAGCCATCACGCTGCAGCCGATCCCGACAGCAAAAACCAACCAACCAACCGACACAGGTAAACACCATGCAACAGCAATTTAACCAGCAACAGCCAAACCCACGCGCCCAACAGCCAGCACAACAACCGGGCGGGCCCGTTATTTTCGGGCCCGAGGTTATTTTCGGGCTTGATACAGAGCGCGCAAAAGACGCCGGAAAAACCAACCGCATCGAAAAAACCGGCGCCTACGACCTGCGCATCGAAAAAGCGCGATACGTCAGCAACCCCAATAAAGGCACGCTCGGCCTCGAACTCACCGTCGAAGACCCAGAAAGCAACCGCGCCTGGCTTACCGTCTGGTACAACAAAGGACCGCAGCATCAAAACGCCCTGATCGACCAAGGCGTCGCCATGATCAACGCCATCATGTACCTGCACGGCGCGCAGCAACTCACCCAAGTGCAACAAGGTGAAGACTACCTGTGCCCAGAACTGACCGGCGCGCAAATCGGCGCCGTACTCGAGCGCGTGCAATACACCGACCGCAACAACCAAGCGCAAACCCGCATGGATCTGCGCCAGGTCTACAGCCTCGAGACCATGCACACCGCTGCCGAAGCCATCGAAGGCCTACAACAGCCGACGCAGGTAAAAGAACTGCTGCAGCTGCTGGGCTGCGCCGCATAAACAACACCAACCGCCCCGACCAATACCGGCCGGGGTAACCAAACGGGGAGGAGAACACCATGCCAAAAGCTCGAGTAAAAAAACTGACCATTGCCCACGTCTACGACGACGGCAGCGAAATGGAATTCGAGATCGAAGCAAATAAGAGTGAGCAGGGTGACTACGTAACGATCAAAGAAGGCGCCGATCTGATCTCAATTACCCCAGAAATATGGCCGCAAATGGTAGAAACCGTCGGCGGCTTCTTTGAACAAATGGGGGCAGAACGACAGATCGCCCACGAACAAGCACAGGCCGAAGCAAAAGCAAAACAGGAGCCCGCCCAATGAAACTATTCCAAACACTCGCGGCAATCATGGGATTTGCCGCTGCCGTCACGCCAGAACCCAGCAAACTGGCCAAGCAACGCCGCAGCCGTGGCCAGCGCGAAAAGCGCCAATGCCTCGCCACCGGCTGCACCAAAATGCACAACCACAACAACGCCTACTGCAGCGCCGAATGCTGCAAGGCCCACCGGGCCGAACAAAAGGAGCGCCGTCATGTACGCTAGAATCCTGAAAGACGACCCGACAAAAAACCTCACCGCAGGCGACGTCTACCACATCGAAATCTACGCCGCCGCGCCCAACACCGTCACCCTAATGACCCGCATCCACGACGGCCAACCATCCGGCGAAGAACTGCCAGAAAGCGCCGTCGAAATGAGCGACCGTCGCGGCCCATCGTTCTGGGCCAACGAACCGCCCAAACGCATCAGCCCGGCCATACAGGGAAAAGCCATGCGCATCGGCATGACGATGCAAGACGTGGGCATTGGATATGTGTGCATGCCAGTGGCCAACCAATACGAAGCGGAACAACGGCTGCGCGAAGCCGCCGACCGCCTCGATGAAATGGCACTGGCTGCAGACGCGGCGGGGCAGTAACTCAGAGAGACCGGCTTGGCCGGTGACTGGGTTTGTGACTTAACGAACTGAGGTTTTTCTATGGACATTAAAAAATACGCAAAATGCCCGGCATCGCACGATCTTGAGCACTGGGCCATCTGCAACACAAATGAATCTGACACGCCTATTCAGGTTATGCAGAAACTGGCGAATAGCGGTGATTTTATGATCCGGTATTATGATGATTACCAGCCAAAGACGGCGCTACAGCGCCTGAATATGTTCTGGGCGGTGCCTTTTACGATCGCACTAATGCCGATTAAGTATGTGATATACGGCGATACTGGCTGGAGCATGAAAAGCAGGTTTGGACGCTGGATACTTCGAGTGACTGGCGAGCAGTACTACTGAGTGAAATAACGCCGGAATCGCGCGTGAGGAACGAATCGCGCGCATCCGTGTGTTATTCCCGGCGGCCTGAAAAGCCGCCGCACCCCTAAACCCCCGTCGGCACCCCCGGCGTGCTCACCGGCCGCGCCAGCGCCACCACGCCGCCCAACACCGCATCGGCCCTCAGCCGAACGCCGGGCGGCAACCGCATATACTCACGCCACCACCCCGGCACCCTCACCGGCGAATCATCAAACAGCGCCGTAATAGGCAACCCAGACAGCGCCGCCAGGCGCAACAACTGCGAGTGCGTATATTCCGCCGTGCCACGCTCCACGCGCGACACCCGCTGGCGGCTGCACCCCAACTCCGCGGCCAGATCGGCCTGAGTTAAATTCAAAACATCCTCCCTGACGCCACGAAAATGACGTGAGAATGTCATAAGACGACACCTTTTACACTTTGCTCAAAGACGAACAAAAAATACGCCAGAATGGCCCAATTTGCCCACCCATGAGAACGTAAACCCAACAAAAACAATACGATAAGAAACAATCAGGAAGAAAACCGGAACAACTCAAAAACCGGCACCCGCAAGGCAGCGGCAAGACGAGAAAGCAAATCAAACCGGGGGCCATGAACCCCGCGCTCGATAAAACTGATCGTCTCAACAGAACACCCGCACGCCTCCGCCAGCTCATCCTGAGACAACCCAGCGGCCCGGCGTAAAAACCGCACGCGCTGGCCAAACTGAACCTTTAAAGACATAACAACCGGGCAAAACCGGCACATTAGCGCCAAACCGCCCACAGCAACACGCAGTTAAACTACGGATAACGACACGGCAAAGGAGTACCAACCGTGAAAGACCATCACCACGCCATCGCAATGATAGACAGCCTCAAAGCCATGCTGGCAGCCGGGCCAGAAATCACACTGACCGAATCCGAGATATTTGGCCTGATCCTGATACTGGAAAGCATCAGCCAGGCAATAAAAGCAGGAGGGGGATAACGCAGAAAAGAGAAATTAAGAAGCGGCCGACGCCTGCAACTGCTGCAGCATGTCGGCCTTATCAGAAGCCGGTAACTGCTCAAAAAGGTGCATCATATTTAACTGCAACGCCGCCGCGCGTGGCTCAACCCAGTGGCTAAACGACTGCAACGCCACAAACGTATGCGTATGCTTTTCACAGTCAGGATTCACACAACGACAGTAAAGCGCGTCGACAGTGTCCGCCTTCGCAGAACGCGAATAAACCGGCGCAGGCTCATTACATGCAGGGCAGTAAACTTTAGTCATCGGCTCCCCCCGATAAGAAAACTCATAAACTGCGCAAGATAGTACCATAAAGCACCCGACTAAAACCAAATCACAACCAAAGTCAACCCAGAAGGCACGCGGCATAGCGGCCAGTGTCAACATCAAATTCATAACACCTAAGCAGTCAAATCAAACTCAAACCGCAACCGCGCCGGGAGCTGATCATTCATTTCTAAAAATGGCTGCACCAACGCCGCCACCTCATTCGTGCGATAAAACGACTGAATCTTATCCAAATCACCAAAGCCCCCGGCGTTCTCAGGCATCACACCCGCCAGCGCCGCCTGCATACCGTGGCCGACCAAAATATCGGATTTACTCATGCTCTTGATCCGCTCAAACTCATCCTTAGCGCCGACCTCGCCAACCGGAATCAACTGCACCGCCTTTTCACCACCGCCGGGGATATTAATAAACATCGAGCGGAAATTACCCACCCCCTTACCGGCTTCGATCTTCTCGCGAATCGCCTTTTCATCGTCGTCGTTCATCTTGTCGTCGTTCGTATACAAGATAAAACCCATCTGCGACCCGTTCTTAAAATACCGACGGCGGAAAAGCGTCGCCTCGCTATTCAAAAACACATCATTAAACGCCCCGATCCAATCCGGCACGCCGTAAATACTCTGAGCGCAGTCATACTGCAGCGGCATAGCCACCTCACCAGCCGCAAACTCAACAGGATCTGCCAGCCCGTTCTGCAACTGAAAAAACCGCCCCTCTTTGCCCCGGCGCATATTCACCGCAGGCAAATGCACCTGCCGTGTCAGATTCCCCAGCCCGTTAAAACGGTTTTGTAAAAAACAATCGCCAAACGTCATCAGATCGCGCGCCGCACGGCGGAAATCCATCGCCGACAACGGCCCGCGCTTATACACCAGCGCCATCTGCTGCACTTTAAAATTCAAACACCGCTTGTGCGTCGCGTTCGCGTTCGCCAGCTTCGCCAGCCCCGGCCGCGACAGCGGCGGCTCGTAATACTTCATCGGCTCGCTATACCACGCCTGCAGCAAATCCTGCACGCCATTAATCACCGGTTCCGGATCACCAAACGTAAACGTCAATTCTTTATGTGCATCAGCCATTTAAGCCGCCTCTTTTTGCGTTGCCCAAGTCGACGATTTCGACCGGCCGTTACTCGTTAACTGTTCAACCGCCAGCGCGTGCATGATCGACCACGCCACATCCGCATGGCCGATATTCTTATCGCGCGCCGCCACAAACGAAATAACATTCCCACGGCACTCGCGTTTAATCGCCATAAACGCCATCGGAATATCGTTAAACTCCGCACTCCACTGAATGCGGCCGCCGTCGATAATGCTCTGGGCCTTCAACACCAGCCGCGTTTTCACATCAACGGAATAGTGGATAGGCACCGCCCGCGGGAACGCCTTCTGCACCTGCTCAAACACACCGTTACCCGGCCCCGTGCAATCGATACCAACGTGCTGCACGTTATACCGGCCGATAAGTTTCTCGATCTGCTCCGCCTGGTACTCCCATGATTTGCCCACAAAACTCAAACGCTCCAGCACAATAAACCGGCCGCCAGGCTTCGCAGGCATACCCAACACAACCACCTCCGCCGTGTCACGCGTGCGCGCTGGGTCATAACCAATCGCCACCGGCCGCTCGCCGAAGGGCCGATCTTCGTGCGGCTTAAAGCCGGGCCAGCGCGCATCAGACACCGCGCACTTCAACAGCGTCAGCAAATTAAAGGCGCTGCCTGTATCATCGATAAACTTACACTTATAAAGCTGATCAAAAATTTCCGGCAGGTTCTCACGTAACAGCTGATCCATATCAAACAAATCACAGCCGCCCGCCATAGCATCATCAATATCAATAATGCGCCGATACATAAGATCAGCACCCACCACACCCTGATGCAGCTCCTTATCGGTAGGCATATCAAACGGCGCAAACTCAGGCCGTGCCGCCTGAATCTTCTTATAATCCTCGCCGCTCCACAGGCGATAGGCATCGTGCGACTTCGTCGACGGCGTAGAAAAATAAACTTTCCGGTAATGCTTATGCGACGCAATGGCCCCGGCCAGATCCTTCAACTTCTTAAAGTCGCGAATCCAGAACACCTCATCCAGATACACGTCACCGCTCGGGCCTTGCGCCGTATTGCTGTTCGTACTCAAAAACCAGAACGTCACAAGGCCGTGGTCAGTCATAATGCTGACCTCATCACCGCCCTTAATCTCAATGTCAAACCACTCGAGCGCAAACGCCGTGATATACCGCTTAAACAGCCGCGACTGCGCCTTACTTGCCGACAAAAACGCCTTATTACGGCCGGTTAACAACGCATCCGCGAACGCCTCACGCGCACAGTAAAACGTCCAACCAATCTGACGACTCTTTAAATAAAACCGCTCACGGTGCTCGCGTTGCTCCCACTCGCGCAACTGGTACCCGAACATCCCTTCTTTAAACTTCGCCAGAACCGTATCGGCATCAATCCCGCGAAAATCGTTCTTAACCTTGCCTTTCTTCCGCGACCGGCGTTTACCATCCGCGACACGCTCATCATCCAGCGGCAGCGCCGCCTGCCGTTGCTGCGCACCCTGCAAAATAACCGCCGCGCTGCCCGTGGGGATGGCGTGCCGGTGGCGCTCCTCCTTGTGCAGCAGCTCCTGCAAGCGGGCCACCGCGTTCGCGTCACCCTCGGTAAAATCCGGCTTATCAATCAGCGCCTTAATCTTCCGGCGAAACGCATCCACCAAATCCTCAACCGGCAAAAGATCATCCCACTGGCCCGACTTTGCCCACTCATAAATTGTGCGCTTGGGAACCTTCGTCTCCCGCGCAATATCCGGCACCTTCACCCGGCGCAGATACTGGCTTTTCACGTTATTAAACGTCTCGTCGGAATACTTACGCGGCACGCAGCCCCCAGTGGAAAAAGTCGCGGTTAAAAAACAATACAGCCACTTTACCCGGCAAAAACCGCCGATTCCCGGCCGCCTGTTCTGGATCTTTCTGAAAAAAAAAAAACAGAAAAAACACGAATTTTCAGCGGTTCACAGCCACAGCCCAGCGGCATAAAGTCAGGCCATCACCTGGCGAAAACCCGCCGAACCGGAAAAAACCGGAAACGAACAAAGGGGCCACAAATGGCAAAGATCGACAAATGGTTCACCATCGCAACAGCAGGCGACACCGTAGACGGCCGCGTCATTGACGAAAAATGGCTGCGCGAAATGGCAGAAACCTACAGCGTCGATTTTTATCAGGCCGTCATTGACGCCGACCACAACCTCGAATGGTACGGATCATTCGGCCAGGTCGAAGAACTGCGCATCGGCGAAAAAGTCGGCCGCGTCGCACTACAGGCAAAAATCAACGCAAACCACCGCCTGCTCGAAATGAACAAAAACGGACAGCGCCTGTTTTTCAGCATCTGGCCAAAAGAGAATTTCAGCGACACCGGCAAAACCTACCTGTACCGCCTAGCAGTAACCGACAACCCGGCCAGCATCGGCACCGACCGTCTGCAATTCAGCAGCAAAGAAAAGCCAGCCCTCGGAACCCCGCACCTGTTCGAGTACGAACAGCCAGGCACCGGCGGCGCACCGGAAAATAAACCCGCGCCACTGCCACCGCCACCGGCCGGGGCAGTACCAACAGAAGAAGGCCTGTTCAGCGTCCTGCGCAATTTCTTTACAGGCAAGCCCGAAAAAGAAACCACAAACAACACCCCCGACGACCAACAACAGGACGACGACATGGCACTTTCAGAAGAGCAATTCGCAGAATTCATGCAACTGCAAAAAGACAACCACGCCGCGCAAATCGAAGCCATTACCGGCCTCGGCGAAAAATTCAGCGCCAACGCCAACGACGGCACGCCAGGCGATGAAAACGCCGACACCGACACCGACGACGCGGCAGACAGCGCCGACACCGTATCCGCCGAAAAATTCAACGCCCTGCAAACCAAGTTTGACGACCTGGCCACTAAATTCGACGCCGCCATGGCGGAACAGCCAGGCACGCCACAAGGCGACCACGACGGCGCAGACGGCGGCCACGAAGAAGAAATTCTGTAAAAACTGCACACCCAAAACCAGCCAGCCATAGGCAAAAGGAAAAGTAACGATGACAACATCACTCAGTAACGAAGCTCGCGAAGAGCTGGGCAAATACCACGCCGGGCTGGCAAAAAGTCACGGCGTAAAAGTCGACGACGTGGGCAAACAGTTTTCTGTTACCCCGCCGAACGAAAAGAAAATTGTCAAATCAATGCGCGAATCACTCGCCGCCATGACAAAGATCACCGTCAAAACCACGGATAAAACATCCGGCACAGCGGTACGCGTCGGCGGTGGTCAGGTGAAAGGTAAGCGCACCGACACCAAAGGCGGTAACCGTCGTCAGCCTACTAACCTCGGCGGCCTGACAGGCTCAACATGGGCAGCGGTAGACACCGAATACGATGCCGCTATCGACTACGACACCATCGACGAATGGGTATCCGACGGCAACCTGGTGCAAGAGCTCAAAACCGTGCGCGACCACGACATCGCCATGGCAAAACTGACCGTCGGTTTTTACGGCGAATCAGTCGCGGCAGAGCCAGACCCGGTAAATAACCTGCTAGGTGAAGACGTCAACAAAGGCTGGGCGCAGATCCTCAAAGAGCAAAAGCCAGAAAACTACATGCTCGAAGGTGCCACCGCTGGCGTGATTAAGATTTACGGCACAAACCCAGACTTTGCCAACCTCGACACACTGGTAAACGCCCTCTACCAGGCAATCCCGGTACACGAACGCACCGGTAACGAGGTGGCGATTATCGGTAGCGCCCTGATCGCCTACGACACCGACAAAATGCTCGAAGAGCACGCAGGCACCCCGACCGAAAAAGAAGTAATGAAAGTCGCGGGCCAGAAGTACGCAGGCCTCAAAGCCGAACAGTGGCCACGCTTCCCTGATTACGGCGTATGGGTAACCGACCCGAAAAACCTACAGCTGATTCAGGTGAAAGGCTCAGTGCGTCGCGCGTCGAAGGACGAAGCGGAATTCTCACGCCTGGCAGAGTACACCAGCTCGAAGGACGCCTACGCCATCGGCAACATGAACGCCTGCGCAATGATCGACCACACAGCGGTACAGCTGGGCGACTAAGCGCGATAACCGCCCCGGACTAAAAACCGGGGCAGTTAAACCAACGTAAACCGAACAACAGAGAGACAGCCGCATGGGCATTTCAGCATTTCAGAAACACCGTGAACGCGTACTAAAGCAAAAGGCCGCCGAACAACTCCGCGCGCCCGCGACCACGGCGCCCGCCGTAGACCCAGCCGACTACGAACAATTCGAAGCGCTGCAATACGCCATGCGACAAGACGTCACCGCCGTGGCCAACACGCCACGCGAAGAACGCAAGGCCAAAAAAGCCGAACGGGTAGAGCACTACCGCGACCATGTAGAAACC